GGCGGCTTCATCCAGTTCGTAGGAGCACACATCATGAAGATGACTAAAGTTGCTGGGGCCGCGATCGCAATCACGGCTGTGCTGGCATCCGCCACAGCTTTCGCTGCGGTCGCTGCCGTACCAATCGACACCCAGCCCGTCACCATCCCGTGGGGCGACTGGGCTTCGGCGCTGCTCATGACCACATCGACGGTCGTCATCCCGGCTGTTGCTTGGGCAATGCGCAAGGTGCCGTCTAATCTGCGATGGCTGTTGGTCGCTGCGCGTGTTGAGCAGCTGCTGACGGTGGCCATGCAGGATGCCATCAACCGCACAGCAGGTGCAGTGGCCGGCAAAACCTACGACCTAGACACCGGCATCGTCGTCGCAAATAACATGCTGCGATATGCCGTGCAGGCTGCCCCGGAGTTGGTCAAGCAATTTGGCCTGGACGCAATGTGGCTGAAGGTTTTGGCCCGCGTCCCATTCGGCACTGACGTCGCTGTTCCGCGCGACCTTCTGCCTGCGGATCGATCCATTCTCTCGCGCGCGGCGCGCTAATCGACCGCTTTTTAAGGAGCCTAAATCATGCCAGTTACAGCTAACGTTTCGGCTGCAGTGTCAGTCACGCAGACGGGTGCGCCGGATGGCGGATCGTCGCGCGCGGTGCAGGCCGTCGGCCTGTCAGCGCTGGCCGTTGCGAATGGCACGGGCAATGGCCAGGCCGATCTTGCCTTTGTCGACGAGCGCACGCTCGCATCAAACACCAGCGAGGACATTGACCTCGCTGGTGTCCTATCTTCCGTGTTCGGATCGACCCTGACTTTTGCTGAAGTCATGACCGTGCTGGTTGAGAGCGTCTCCGCCAATACGACAAACCTCACAATCGGCAATGCCACATCTAACGGCTTTGTGGGCTGGTTCGGCGGCGCAGCGCACACCGAGACCGTCAAGCCTGGTGGCGCGATCCTGCACCACGACCCGGCTGGCTGGCCGGTGACGGCCAGCACCGGCGACCTGCTGAAGATCGCCAACGCGTCTGGCGCATCCGCGACCTACCGCATCGCGATCCTGGGCCGCAGCGCCTAATCATGGCCAGCGTGGGGGAGGCGTTGCAGCGCTCGGTGTTTCGCGCCTTGCGTGACGACGCCTCCCTCGCCGCATTGTTCGCAGGCGGAGAGGCTCGGATCTTTGACCGCGTCCCTCCGCCGGATTCGGACGATTTACTCCAGGCCAATCGCCGCAAGCCAACCTTTCCATACATCACGATCGGCGATGACGAACTGATCGACGATGGCAACGGCTGCGCGCGCGCCTGGGAAGCAACGTGCACGGTGCATGTCTGGTCGCGCGCTGTCGGCAAGGTCGAGGCGAAAGCCCTGGCCGATGCCGTGGCCTATGCTCTCGGCGGAGCGCCAGAAATCACAAGCCCGCCAATAGCGCCGAATGGATTCACGGTTGTGGATTGGGCTTGGCGCGACACCCGCACATTCACCGACCCTGATGGTCTAACGACTCACAGCGTGCTGACATTCCGTTATCTGATTGACGAGGACTAGGAGACTATTAAATGGCACAGGCAACCACCGTTCGCGGCTCCAAGCTGCTCGTCAAATTGGGCGACGGCGCGACCCCAGAGCAATTCGTGCATAATTGCACAATCAACAACCAGCGCGGCATCCAGTTGAGCGCCAACACCAACGACACCAACGTCCCAGACTGCGACGACCCGGACCTGATGGCGTGGGTTGAGCGGGAGAAGGTTTCGCTGAGCGCCAGCGTGACCGGCGAGGGCACGCTGAATGCTCCGGACGTTGACATCTTCTGGGACTGGTTCTCGGACTCCGATGCGCGCAACGCCAAGATCGTGTTGGACATTCCGGGCGCATCCGGTGGGCGCATTTTCACAGGCGCATGGCATTGCACCGGCTTCGAAGTGAGCGGCACGCGCGGCGAAAAAGTCACCTGCTCGATCACGCTGCAATCGAGCGGCATCCTCGTTAAATCCAACAACACATGAGCAAGCGCTCAGCGGCTGTTACGCTTTCTTGGGGCGATGGCGATTACGTTTTTCGGCTTGGCATTCGCGAGCTGCACGAGCTGCAGGACAAGTGCAATGCCGGGCCGAACGCCATCGTCACTAGAATCGTGCGCGGCGAGTGGCGCGTTGAGGACCTGGTCGAGACCATTCGCTTGGGCCTGATTGGCGGCGGGCTAGCACCCGTCGCCGCGCTCAAGTTGACACGTCTGTACGCGGAAGATCGCCCACTGATGGAATCAATCCTGCCGGCGCAGGCCATCCTCATGGCCGCACTCGCCGGCGCAGAGGACGACGCGCCGGACATCCCCCAGGGAAATCCGGAGGGGGCAGCGCCGGACAATTGATGGCGTTTGCCCCCATCTACGGACTGGGCGCAGCAATGGGCTGGACGCCGCAACAGGTCGGCGACTGCTCGCTGTGGGAATTCCAAGCGGGCCTGGCGGGCTGGCTGCGGGCCAATGGCTCGGAGGACAAGCCGACCGCGCCGACCGATGAAGAGCACGACGATTTAGTCGCGAAATACAGCGACGTATAAGGAGCATTAATGGCCCGCGACACTGAGCAATTGATTCTGCAACTCAGTGCAGACATGCGCCAGTTCGAGAAGGCCATGGTCAAGGCGTCTGGGGAGGCGGACCGTGCGGCGCAGCGCGTCGAACGCCGCTTTCAGCAGATGAACCAGCGCGTAGCGCGCGACTTCTCGAGCTTCCAGGCGCAAGTCGCAACTATCATCGCAACTATTGGCGTCGGCGCGATTGCGCGCGACGTCATCGAGCTTGGCGACGCCTGGACGCGGGTCGGCAATCAGCTGGCTGTGGCTGGCCTCGAGGCTGATGCGCTCGCCGGCTCGCAGCAAACCGTGGCCGACATCGCGCTGGAAACGCGGTCCAACCTTGAAGCCACCGCGAAGCTGTTTGCGCGGCTTTATCGGTCGTCGGAAGATCTGGGCGCGTCACTCTCAGATGTCGTTCTCGCCTCGACGTTGGTCAACAAAGCCTTGTCCGGTGCATCCACGTCAGAGCGCGCAAGCGCCACGGTGCAGCTGGGGCAGGGCCTGGCCTCTGGCCGCCTGCAGGGCGACGAGCTGCGCTCGATCCTGGAAAACTCTCGCCCGCTGGCAGAGGCGATCGCCACTGAATTCGGCGTCGCGGTGGGCCAACTACGCAAGCTCGGCGCGGAAGGCCAGCTTGAAAGCCGACGCGTGTTTGAGGCCATTTTGGCGGCTCAGCCAGAGATTGAGGCGGCATTCGCGCGGACCAATGCGACCGTCGCCGACAGCTTTGAAAACCTCAAGACCTCAGCCAGCCGCTATGTGGGCACCACGGAAGAAACGGTCGCGGCCAATCGCGGCCTGGCGAACGTCATCGCTTTTGTAGCCACCAACTTCAAGGAGCTGGCAGACGCGGCCATCGTCACTGCGGCTGTTATCGGCGGCACTTTGGCTGGCGCTGCGGTCGGCCAAGCGATCCGCGCGCTGACAACCATGGTCGGCACGATGGGTGCGGCGACGGTCGCTTCAAGGGGGCTGGCTGGCGCGCTCGCCTTTTTCGGTGGCCCTTTGGGCCTGGCGATCACAGGCGTCGGCCTGTCGCTCGCGTTTGTCGCGACGCAGACGGATTTGCTGAGGTCCTCGACGCAGCTGGCGACAGAGGCGGCTGACAGCAACTATTCCGCGCTTAACGCCATCATCACGCTGTCTGAGCGCCTCACGGTGGTCAAGGACAACGTCGACAGCACCGCGCACGCACAGGCTCACTTCGCCGACGAGACTGGCAAGGCAGCGTCGCAAACTGGATTGCTGGCCGAAGTCTCCGACGACGCCAGCGCAGCGCTGGACCGCCTTATCATCGGCTCAGAAGAGGCTGGCGAGCAGCTGACTCGCCAGGAGCAGATTACGCGAGAGCTTGCCGCCGCAGAAATTGCGCGGACCCGCGCCACAATCGAGGGCGCTCGCGCCGACCAATTGGCGATCGTTTCTTCGATCGAGCGCTCGCGGGCCAACCGCCAGCTCGTCACCGATCTGATCACCTTTGCCGGCAGTCGTGGGCGGGCCAACGCTCCCAGCAGCGGTTTCACCCCAGAAGAGCAGCGCGCATACCTGGACGCGCGGCGCAACGCCGACACCTATCGCAACTCGCTGGAGGCTCTGGCTCAGGCGGAGGAGGCTGTGCGCTCTGGCCGCGCACGTTTGCGCGAAGAGGGCGGCGACGGCATCACTCCCCCCGATCGCCCGGCAACAACAAACACCGGCGCAGAGCGATCGGCGCGAGATCAACTCCAAGATCTCGACCGCGCGGCTCAGCTTAACCTTGCCCGCCTGCAAAGCGACCTGCAGCGCGTTGCAGCCCTGGAGGATGCGCAAGAAACAGAGCGCCGCACCCTCGCCTATGTGGAGGCGGGAATCGCTCTCAGCGAGGCCAGGAGGCGCGCAGAGACGCAAGTCCAAGAAGAGCGCGCCCTGACCAATCAGCGCGCGGCGGAGGCCATCGACCTCGCGCGCCTGCAGGAATCAATCGACCTGGCGCGCGCGCGCCAACAAAACAACCTTGCGGACGCAATCTCCGACGAGTTGCAGATTCGCCAGCGCATCGCCCGCGCGGTGCAGGACGGCATGAACGCTGACGAGGCGGAGGCAGCTGCCCGCGCTTACGTCGAGGGCATGCGTGCGGCAGCGAACGAGACGCGCGCGGCTCAGGTTGCCGAACGCGACCTACAACAACAGCTGGAGGTTGCGCGGAGGCGCGGCGACGATCGGGCGCTTGAGGCCCTTTCGCGGCGCGCTGAGCTTGAGCAACGCATATCTGAGCTTCGCCAGCTGGGCCTTGATGAGCGGGCTGCGACCACGCAAGCGGAAGCCGAGATTCGCGCCCTAGAGAGTGCTGGCATTCAAGGGCAGTTTCGGCGCTGGTTTACGACTGGCGTGCTGGCTGCGCTGGACGGCGACTTGGGCGACTTCTTCCAAAACTGGTTTCAGGAGCGGCTTCGCGCGGGCCTCGAGAATGCGCTGAACGAGGCGGCTGATGTGCTTT